TATGTACCATATCTCCATCTCTAAGGATAGCTTGTTCTTCCATTGAAGCTATCTCTCTTGCGATTAACTTTTTCTTCAAAAGTCTTTGAGTTCTCGCACTCCAGTATTCTGGACTAAAAGCATCTAAATTGTTTGCCATACTAATATTCTAAAACAATATAAAAGGTTGGACTACTTTATGTATCAAGCAGCTGCCCTTTCAGTTTTTGCCATTCCATCACTCCAAGCTAAGAAGTCATCATCAGACATCTGGTTAAAGTCTTCTTGGCTTTTAGGGGTCTTAATAACCTCTTGTGGCTTAGCAACTCCAGTAAGAGTAGCTCAAGATTGCGACTTGTTCCTATACTGTTCATCCAATAGCAGTGTAGGGTCGTTTTGTGCAGCATATAGTTGGAATGCTTCACTATAACTTAGGTCTTTTTGTTCCCTAAGTTTCTCAATACCTTCTTCGTGTCATTTAGCGTTAGGGTACTGAGCATAGAAGGCTTCCTTTTCTTTCTGAGCTTCTTTAGCAAGCTCTTGAGCAGCGATACCTTCTTCTAATTCTTTGATTCTGCTCTCTAATTCAGCAGTGTTCTGAACTTTGGCTTTTAATTCCTCAATTTCAGCTCTTGCTTCATTCCTTTGTTTAAGAAGCTTCATTACAGAACTTTGCTTTTCAGTAGGTGTGTCAGATGTTTTCTCCGTACTTGCCACCTCTTTAGGCTGTTCTGCCTCTTTAGCTTCTTCAGCTGGTTGTTCAGCTGGTTGTGCTGGAGTTTCATCAGCTTCTTGCTCGTCAGCTTTAGCTTCCAACTCCTCAATAGTGCCATCCAATTCAGCTTGGATAAGTTCGTCTTGTGTTGCCATAATCGTAACATTAAAGTATAAAATGTGCCTTATACTAGGGCGAAGGAGTTACAATTATATGTGGGTGCATAACTAGGCTGGCTATACACCTCATATAATACCCTCGACTTGTATATCTATTAAATACCGTCAAGCTCTAATGTACTTAGAGCGTCAATTTGCTCTTGAACTTCTGCTTGTTTAGTAGCTTCCTCTTGTTGCTCTTTAACTTTGAGTTCTTCAGCTAGTTTAGTAGGTAAGTTCTCGAAGCATTCTATCCATCGGTTTTCAGCTCTGTATAAGTCTTCAGTTGTGTAAGCATCTTCATAAACTATATTATCTAACTTATACTCGTGTGTTTTTCAAAGAAGTCTATTGATTCTCCAGTTCATTGACTTTTCTAAGTCTTCAACCAAAGCTTCTCTAGTTTCTTTGTCTTTTACCTTTAGACCTCAGATTAACTCACTAATGTATTTAATCTCGTGTCTAATCATATCGGCTTCAGAATAGTACGCAGTACCTTCTTCTTCCTCAATTCCTTCTAAGAGTTTTTTGTTTTTTTCTTCCTGTGCTTCTCTTAGTTTAGCCACAGCTTTTTCTCGCTCTTTACTCTCTTTTAGAGTTTCGAGTTTAATAATTAATTCCCTCATTTCTTAATATATTAGAATATAAAAGACTAATCTAATCATAAGATGTATTCTATAACTGCCTTTTTGATAGCATCCCAGCTAGGCACGTTCCAATACAATCTCTTTACTTCTTTCTTTAGAGCCATTTGTAATACATATATAATATAAATTACCTCATAAGGTCGTTAAGTTTTTGTGCAATTTTAGCACTTCCAGATAATTCCTTTTCCTCTGCTTTTTCTACTTTTTCGATTTTCTTATCTACTTTCTTCTCTACTTTCTTCTTTTTTAAGAGTTTAACCATCTTAATAATATTAAGAACTAAATAATTGATGCAGCAGTAGCACTTCATTGTCAAGGTATCAAATCTTGCCTTGATGTGATAGTTTTATCAGCATTTTGCATAGCTTGGCTCATTGCTATATTACTTGAGCTATTAGCCATTTCAGCAAACTGTGGGTTTTGAGCTTGCTGTAAAGGCATATTAACCATAGCATTTCTTAATGCTTGTAATACAACCTCTTTTGCCTTAGTATTCTCAGCTTTCTGGAAGTAAACCCAGAAAGTTCTAAGATATTCTCTAGGATATTTGAATAATGATTGAGGAACTACATCCAAATTAAGCATATCTACGAATTGCATAGCAACAGTTTCGTCATTTTCTAATGGTACGAGTACATTTATTTCATTTGGTGTCTTTCCATTACATCTATAACACATTCTTTGAGCTATTCTCTTAGATACTTCTGGTGTAGATGGGTTATTTAGCATCATTCAGAGGTATTTATCCCAGAATATTTGCTCTTTTTCGTTCTTAGACTGTAAATCAGCCTTAGTAGCGAGTATAATATGTGGTATATTCCTTGTAAAGAAGTCATCTTTTAACAAAGTAAGAGATTTAACTTCGAAATTTGATACAATAACGGCTTTTTTCTCATCAACTTCAGAGAAATTCTCTTGATAACCCTTCCATCGTTCAAACCAAAACCTTTTATCTCCCCAAGCATTAACTTTATTGTTAAGTAATCAGATAATATTTGAGTTGGCTTGAGCAATTTGGCTTTCAGTAGCAGTAGTTCTTCCTCCAGATACGATACCTTGCTGTAAACTATCAATATTTGTATCGTGCATAGCCTCATTTTCAAGAGCTGTAATCATATTGATTGAATCAGCTTTGATTTGGCTTCTTGGAAGTTCCATTCCTACATTTCCTAAAGGCTCAACAGTATCAACAAAGATATTTCTACCGTTAGTTGTAGGCTTTAAGATGTCTTCTCTGTTCTTAATAAGTCTTGAGTTCCAGATGAAATCTCCACCTAGAGCTTCTTTTTTAGCTTTAATAATATTTAAGTTAAACAAGATAGTCTTTGCTATTTGTTTATCGTCTAGTTTATCACATACAGATTCTCCAAATGGGTCATTTCTTCTAGGTTTCCAGTAGTTAAGGATAATAGGGAATTGTATCATAGTTGGGTTTTTCTTTTCTTCCTTTAATACTGGCTCTAATTCTTTAATTCTAATAGGTGTTTTTCTTCAGTTAGCAAGAGTAACTATGTATTTTTTATCATTAAAGTTAGTAAAGTGATGGTAAACATCTAAAGAGAAGTTAGTCTTTAGCTCATCACAAGTAGTAGGCATAACATAATTGTATGCTGAAGCGTAAGCTACCCAGTTTTGTTGTGTTTCTGGAGAAAAATAACCTCAAACTAAAGTATCTAAGGCTTCTTTATCATAGCTTCCATCAGCTATTAAGTCCATAATAGTTGTAGTGAACTCAAATCAATGGAATCTATAACCACTACCATCAAATGCTCAAGTTTGAGAAGGTATAGGGTCTGGTATCCAGCTTAGAGGGTTAATAACCATAAACTTAGGCATCTTTTTAACATCGTCCCAACCATATCTATATCTAATACCTACTCAGAAGAAGTATCTGTCTTGTTCTTTTTGATAATATAGTTGCTGATAGTCTTGGTCGTTATTATCGAACTCAGCCATATAATTAAGATTATCAGCTTTATCTGCTGACATCCAACCATCTGCTGATGCGAAATTAACTGTTAATCAGTCTGTATAAGAAGAAGCTATCAAAGTATCGATAGCATTAGCAACCATATTGATATTAATTTTGTTAGGGTCTTTAGCTTGTTTGTCCCATCTAATAACTCTATCTCTATACTGGTTTCTTTTGTTCACTACATAATCAAATCACGCTTGGTATTCCCTATCAATCTGGGCTAACAGCTTATCTCTATCCTCTTGGCTTAATACGTCTGAAATCTTCATATTGTTTAGGCAATATAAACTTTATTGCCTTTTGATTATCTATTATATTAAGCATTTCAAGTGTGTATTTGTTTTATATCTTGACATATTCTGGAATAAATCTTAAAATTCCTCTTGATTTTTAATTTTTTTTCATTATATAATAGAGCGAGCAATGAATAAACCCATTGTCCGTATCAAGTTATGGAGAGGTCTGATGCGGAACGAGCAACTGAGAAGCGATATACTTGAAAAGTAAATCAAATCTGGTAGCCACGTCAGCTGAGTGGTGCTTGTCTAACAAACCGACTATATACGTACAAACTACAATTTGTGCAACGTTTTGAAATGCTTATTAAAAAATTTTCAAAGCTGTATATAGGAGAGGTTTTGAGGACAAGACTGTAAGCTCAACCTTGAAAGTAATTAGTAAGATGCTAATACTTGATATACAGAATAATAATGGTATGTATATAGTCACATACGAAACAAGCACATAAGTGGCTTGCTCAGAAAAAACTCTCTAAAACCTTGAAAAAGACAGTTCGTACGCTGTCTTTTTTCTTAAATTCGGAAATTCCGAATTAATATAATATACTATCGTAGTCTATCTCAAATGTTCAAGTAACTATCTCACTTTGGGCTTCTGTTTCTTGGACTAGATATATCATTCTAAACATAATAGCATCTGCAAAGTCTGGAGAGCGGTTTATCCTTCTTTTGAGGTCTTTTTTATCTTCGATTTTTATCTTTCCATCAGTATCTATACCAGATATGAAGATATTTTCTAATTCTTCAGATAATTTATCCCTAATAACTCAATCAGCATAAACCCTAACTAATCTCTTTTCCATCATCTCTTTAAGCTTAAAATAGCATTGAGCTTTTAGATTAGCATAATTCCTAATAACAAAGCCTTTCTTCTCAGCTTCAAACTTATAAGGTCTGGAGTTATTAACAAAGTTAGTACATCATCTTAACAAATCTGCTAATCATCAACCTACTCAGTCTGAATCGACTACTATATTTCTTCTACTAACTCAATACATATATTCGAGGTCTTTTACTCTTGCTGCGATTTCATCAATAGTATTCCTCTCATAATGGATAATCTTTATACATTCTAACCCCTTCCATATACATATAACAGTCTTATCATCTCCAAGTCTGGCAACATCGACAGATAGATAAGTGACATCAGATTTTTTATCTACATTAGTTTCAAATAAGTCTTCTATCTCATCGTGTCTAAAGAGTTTTCCAGCATCTCAAGACCAATCAAAGTTACCATATAAAAGTCTTTGTTTAGTTACCTCATCAGTAGAATTTCTAAGCTGAGTAATATACTCTGGGTCTATATAATCATTATCAGTAGCCAACGAAGGAATAAACGTTGTATCCTCTGGAAGTGTACCACTCTTTCGTGGCGTATAGAAAGTTCTCTTTACTCGTCACTGGTCTGGGTTAAATGTACATAATAGTTTAGGCAATAATCAATATTCCTTATTCTTTTGTCTGGCTATACGTGTTTTTAGGATGGTAACAGCTTGCTCATCTATCTCATTCGCTTCATCTATAAATCAACCAGTCAACTCTAATGACCCAAATCTAGTAAATAAAGGGTCTGCTGGCTGTGTAGCACAATCTAATAATAATATCTCACTTCAGTTATTAAATCTTATGATATTATACTTTTTGTCAAGCTTTCACATAAATTCTTTAGGTATTCAGTACACTTGTCACATCTTATAATAAGTGTTAATCGTAGTCTTCATAAGGTTAGAAAGTTCTCTACGTCAGATAAACCACCTTGTTCAAGGGTATTTCCAAGACATATACCATAACCACATAACTCAAACAAAAGACTTCCCTCATCAAGCTCATCCCCCAAATCATATATTCCTATATGTATTGTTAGTAAGAGCTTCCCAAGCTTCTGCTTGTTTCTCAGTCATTTCAAACTGTGGTGTGAATAACTTAGCCATTAGTTTCTTCAACATCTAAAACTTCGCCTTCGATAATCTCTGGCGCTTTATGCTTAATAGTAATAGTAACCTCTCCTATTCAACTAAATCAAGTGTCCTCCTCCTTCTGTTTCCCTACTCATAATCTATTTAATCTATCTTTGATTCAGTCCATTCTAACTGCCGCTGGTATGTCCTTATTCTGTATCATATCCATCTGTATATCTAAGCATAATTCAGCATCAGATGATATTTTGGCTAATAAGTAATCTTTAACCTTATCCAGATTCCTCATAATATGTCAGTTCCCTCTATCTGAAGGCAACCATTCTTCTGGGTTATTAAGAGTACCTTTAGCAGCTCTATAAGCAGCAGAAGCGTTATGCGATTGTAAATACTCATCTACAAAAGCTTTCTGTTTTTCTGTTAGCCCTTTTTTAACGGCTAACTTATCTGACCCCTTGTACTTTCAGCTTCAAGGTTTCCCATCTCTGACTATCTCTCTAGTGGCAACCTTGTTTTTAGTAGCCTCTTGAGGTCATCTTACTTTTTCATTGCCTCCTTCCATCTTGTTTTCTTAGAGTGTAAAGTTTTTGCTGAAATCTCAGTAGCTGGTTTATTCTTAAACTCCTCTATCTTCTCCTTAACTTCTTCTACTCCCCAAGCCATAAACGGCTTCTTCCCTACTACTAAGAAATACTCATTTCTAACTCTATCCAATTCCCCATTATCAATTTCTTCCCCATACCTCTTAAATAGCTCTTTCTCCAACTTGCTAAGAAATTCTAACACATCCCAAGTTGGAAGGCTCTCAAATCTGTGTGAATACACTCTGTATTCATTAATAATTCAGAGTAAAGCTTCAGCCCTCTCAGAAGCTTCTCTCCTCTCCACTCAAGCGTGGTTATTTTTGTTAGTTTCGTCAATAAGTCCAGCCATTATATATTATATGATATAAAAGTTTAATCTGTATAACTACCAGTGCTGAATGTTCAACGTGGTAATTCCTCCTTATGTTTAGCTTGTCTTAGCTTCTTAATAATAGCCCTATAAACTTGCTCTCTATATGGGTTCTTTCTGTGCTTAATTCGCTTACCATCTCTGTTCTTCCAAAGATGCCTACACGCTCTACACTTACATACCCCAAACCCCATACTGATGTGATTAAATCATAACATTACTCGTTTGCATATCAAATATCTAAACCTTTAGCTCTTAAATTGTCTAAAACACTCTCTAACGCTACTACTTTATCGTTAGCCTCCTCCGCCTCATTCTTATAATATTCTACGTTAGCTTCCATCTCTTTCAATTTTTCTTGTTTTTCTGAAAAATTTTCTACCCTAGCTCTGAGTATCTGATTGTCATTATATAATAATCTCATAGCCTCCCCTACAAACTCATCCTTCTTTATGAAATATCCTCCATAAGAAACTACCTCTCCACGCTCTATCGCTCTCTCCAGATACCTAATGTCCTTAGTATCCTTCCCTAAATCTCTAAGTATGTCTGATTTCTTATTAAATATTTTCATAGGTACTAATTGATGTTACTAAATAGGGTTGATATTTTTATCAACCTTTTTATCAATTTTATAGGGATATTTTTACCGATTGCAAGAGATAGTTGAAAAAGTTGATATTTTTGTCAACCTTTTTGGAAAATTGCTTGGTGCGCGCGGTATAATACTATTACAATTATTCACCTCTCCATTTGGTTGCTACCCCTCCTCCGTCCGAAGAAAACGCAGGAGAGAAGCCACGAAAACTCTCTGTCAAAAATATAATTGACGCAGAAGAAAGGTTGGGGGCTTTTCTGTTTTTGGGCTTTCTCTTTTATCAGTTATTAAAAGGAAAATAAAAGAGAAAAAGCGTTTCTTTCTGTTATAAGATGGGTTTTTGTATTGTGAATTAATATATAGTTTTTATATGTTTATTTGTTATTGTGTTTAGTGTTTAATGATTCGATAGTCGATGGTTTATAATCTTTTTAGGGTTTTTATTTTTTGGGGTTGGTTTTGTTTTGGGTTTGATTCTTTTTGGGGCTGTTATGTTTTGGGGCGTTTAATTGTTGGGGCTGGTTTTGTTTGATGCTGTTTTTTATAGTATATAATATTATATATTTTTTTGTTTTTTTGGGCTGGTTGTTTTTTTGACTGAATTTTTATATTTTTTTATTTTGTCAACTCTTTTTTTGATTTTTGAATATATATTTTCAGAGTTTTATTAGTTCTTGACTGCGTTTTTATGTGATAACTAAAGTATAGCACTTTTTTTAATTTTGTCCTTGATTTTTTTACATTTCTGATTATAATGCTCGTGTTATCATAAAGATAATAACTTTATATCCTTATTTATTACACAAATGGAAAACACTTACACCTTTTACAAGGCTGAACAGTTTAGAAACTGTCAAGCGACTATTGCCTATTTTGAAAACGAAATAAGAGACGCAGTAGTTTTTTATTCTTACACTTGCCCTCAACTTGTAAAAATCAATGGGGCTTGGTATCAATTCACTTTTGATGGTAGCCGTAAAGCTGGAGAAATCACAACCAGCAGAACAACAAGCAAACAAAAAACAAACTATTTTTGAAGTAGCTGGAGAGATTTACCAAAAATAAATTTGGCTGATTTTGAACGCAAATATTTTGACACTAGAATTGAAAAATATTTCTAATTTTTGGGCGATTTTCGCCCTCTTTTCTTATTTTATTATTTACTTATTGAAAAAATGGAAACTATTAAAAAAATCACTTCTTGAGATTATTTGATTAAATTAAATATAAGGCTTGAAGATAACGAGCAAAAAAACTTTGATATTTTTAAGAAATTAAAAAAGCCAGTTTTTAGCGTTTCGGCTGATGTTTATTACAAAGGGCACGAAGATATGGGGGGACAATGTCTTGACGAAATAAACGAGATATTAGAAAAAAGCGGAGATTTAACAAAAGAGCGAGCAATTATTTATTATTTACGGAAAAAACACCACCTAAACGACCTACACGCAGGAACAGAAAAACAAGAAAAATATTTGAAAGAACACCTAGAAGAACACAAGCGGGACTATTCGAAAAGCTGCGAAGTTTTAGAAAAGGCTGGCATATTATACGACGGAGATTATAAATATTGAAGTTCTTGGCTTTATAGGGAAATTCCAGCCGAAGATTTAAGAGAAATAAAAAACCTTTTTATTAAATAATTTTTTTAGGATGTACGAATTGAGAATATTTGACACTATGGAAAAAATGGGGGCGTTTTTAGTCGCTCACAATATAACGGACTACAATTTCAAAATTTTTGATTTTGATTTTATGGGAGAAATTAAAAAAAATATTTTTTTATCTTTTAAGTATTAAAAATGGATAGATTTAGTTATTATATAGAACTTTTGAAAAAATGCCGCACTTTTTATAGTGCTTGTAAAGTTTACGCTCATATTTTAGCAGATGAAGAACTAACAAAGACAGAGAAAGAGAAACTAGAAACCATATACAACGAACACACGGCAAAAATGCCGTACGTTGTGGACGCTTGAGAAATTTAAGACACGCAGAAAAACAAAACCGAACAAGACACCACACAAACAAAAAAACAACGCTTAAAATTCAAACATAAACAAAACAAACTGACAAAACCACACACAAAAAAAACTACTTTTACTATTTATTTATAGAAAAAATGAAAAATATATACATTATATGAGTAAAAGAAGGGCAAGAGCCCGACCTTTTACAAGTCAAAGCATTAAACGACATCACACGAATTGGCAAAAAATACCGAAGGGCTTACATTATGGAAACAAAACAGCAAGCAGAAGAAACACGAGAAAAACGATACAAACAACGAGAAGAAAGAAAAGTCGACCCAACTTATAAAGATACTTACTTTTAATTATTTAATCAAATAATCAAAATGACTACTAGAGAAATCAATAAATTAATCAAAGAAAAAAATATTGACTTGTACGTGTACGGAATGCACGGAACAATGAAAACAAAACTAAAAAAAATAGAAACAGAAAAAAGGAATAATCAATATTTTATTTTCTGCGTATATGATGGGGAATATATGGAAAATATGTCAGAATTACGAATGTTTGGAGTAAGTAAAGGGGGGCTTTTGGATATTATCACGTCAGAAATAAGACTCAAAAATTACGTAGATTTAACAAAATATAACTAAACTTTTTATTATTTAACTTATAGAAAAATGGCATACAAAGAAAAACTACAAAAAAGATTTGAAGAATTGGACAAAAAAGAGCATATAGATTATAGAATGATAGCTTTTCAATTATGATTGGACTATCACAAACTAGATACAAAATACAAAAAATCACAAAAAGAAACTGAAACAACAAAAAAAGAACTTGAAGAAAAACAAGAGCAACTAGACGCAATTTTTAATTGAATTGCTGAACTTTACGATATGATAGAAGAAAGAGAAATAGACTATTGAACAATAGATTGAACAAGTTTTATCCTTGAAGAATTAGCAAGGATACAAAATTATTGTAAATAAATTTTTTAGATTTTAATTATAATCAAAATGAAACTAAAAGAACTTATAAAAGAGCTAAAGGAATATGACAAAAATACAGAAATTAGAATTGGATACGTTGACAAAACGGAAGACGCTTACATAGAAAGGGAAATGCAAAAGCAAGACATTGTGATATCAAATTACGATGGAAAAACTACTATAATATTTTATCCAATAATGACAGAATAAAAATGTGAACATTTATAATTGTATTAATCATTTATTTATTAATAAAATAAAATGGAAGAACTAGATAATCTGAAATATGAGATTTACAAAAAATCTTGAAAGAAAGATTATTTAACATTCAAACAGTTTATAGAGAATCAAAATGTGGCTTATACATTTTCAGAACTACAAAATAGAGAGAAAAAAACAAAATCAAAAAAAGACTTGAAAAAAGAAAAAAAATGATTATAAGATACCTACTACGAAAGTAGTAAAAGAATAAGGATATAAAAGCAAAAAGCCTTACAAAATATGTGTTATACTACAAGTAGGACGGTAGTATAGACACTATCAAAATACTTATAGTATAACACACGTCCTACAAAAATTTGTAGGGCTTTTTGTTTATTTAACTCTTAACTTTAAAAAATGATAGAACAAACTATACAAAAACAAATCAACCTTATAAATAACTGAATAAAATGATTTACATTGACTTTACATAAAGATAAATGAAAATGAAAACTAATGATAATAGACGAATATACAAATTTGTATACTTCACTAATGATAGACAAAATGAGTGTAATTCAGAAATGATTATGAAATGTAATACTACATTCTCAAAATGAGTGATACAATATAGATAATTTACTTTTATATCTTAAACAATAGTAAAATGATACACAAATTAAAAGCTAAAAAAGGTATGGCATATATCCATACAATTCAATGACTTTTATTCCCTATCAAAAAAGAAAATTTCAAATTATCTGATTTAGACTTTTATATAGAATGATACTTAACAGATGTATATTGAAATGAGTATAAAGTTCCTAAAAGCCATATAGATTTAGCTTGGGATAATACTTGAATATATCACGTATTCCATAATGAAGATTATTTTAATTCAATTAACCAACAACAAAATGTATAAAACAGAATGAACTATATCTCAAAATAATTGAGATTATCAAATTGATAATGCTTTATTTACTTATGATGCTAAAGAACAAGAAGAAATAAAATTAGCAAAAAAAGTGTATGAACAAGAAATGTGAAAATTAGAATACTTTACATTTTATCAAATTCAATTAGAAAATTGAATGAGTGAAGGTCAAGCAATTCTATATAACTTTATAGATTGATACACTAAAACTAATAGAGATTTCTTTTATAGTAATGAAACAATTTGAGAAAAATTAAAATGGGGGAAAGATAAAATAACTAATGTATTAAAAGAATTAGAAAAAGAATGATATATAACTCTTAAAAAGAGAATTAGAGCTGGTGGTTGAACTAATAGATTTATAAGAACGACTTGAAAAGGCACTCCAGAACTCCTAATTCGGAAAAACAGAATTTGAGAAATCTGAGAAACCGAATTAGATAATTCTGAAAAACCGACTGGAGTAATATATAATAATAATATAAATTATAATAATAATTATATAAATAATACAGAACAAAGTTCTGAACTTCCATTCGTAATAGATAATCAAACTTTAGGTTATTTACATCTTAATAAACCAAAACCTTGAGTTATAGATACTATTTGTGTAGAAGAAAAAGAAAAAAGTTCCGCAAAAAAAGAAAAAGAAATTACAGTTGCTATTAATTGATTAATTAGTGAAATAAAAAATATTTGTAATGAATATGGAGTTGCTTATGATAATACAAAAGAAAGAATGTTCGCAAAACATATCTTAACGGCAAAAGAATATTGAGATTTCTGTGATAAAATAGGGCAATGAAGAATAGAGTTCGCAAGTAATGTATTAATCGCAAGTATTAAAATAAAGTATTGGAAATGACCTTTAGCTTGACCGCAAAAGATATATCAAAATTATGCTGATTTGTATAATCAAACAAAATCAAGAATGGAAAAAATAATGACTCCTACAATTAATGTTTTATAACTTAACTTATATTAAAATGTGAATGATTAAAGAATATCAAGAAATGTGCGTTATCACTCGCAAAAATGGAGATGATATACAAACTACCGCAACTTTAGAACAGTTAGAACAGTTGATTAATAACTGACCGCAAATGATAAGATTCGGCGACGAATTAGTAAATAAGTATGAAATCACTTGAGTAAAAAAAGTAGTTATGAATGATATAGATACATATATTGCTTGAATTACAGATGAAGAAATGAAAAAAAGATTAAAAGAAATAGTCAAGGAAAGAAAATGAAAATGACTTGACTTGAGCTGAACAAAACATTTAATGGATATATATAATAAACGTTTTAATTCTTAACTTAAAATCAAAATGACTGATAAATATTTAGATTATATATGTAAAGCATTAGATATAATAATATGTTTATTGCTTGAATGAAATAGTGTAGATAAAGCAGAAGCAATGGCGATACTAAAAAAGCTAAAAGAAGAAAAGTTAAAATAATCTTTTATATTATTTACCTATGGAGAGAATGAGTAAGACAATAGAAATAAGTGTATATGATTTACAAGAGCTTAGAAATGAGAATAAAAATCTGAAAGAGAAAGTAGAAGAACTAGAGGGAGAAAGAAGGAGAGATGGATTACTATGACAAGCTACAATGGAAGAAGCATATAATAGAATTATAGAACTAGAAGAAGAAAATAAAAAGCTGAAAGATAAAATAAAACACCTAGAATTTGATATAGATGCTTGGCATCAGTTAAAGCTGTTATTGGAATGAGAAATAGAAAAACTGAAAGAAGAAAGGGATAAATATTATGCTGAATGGCATTTAAGACATAGTTAATCAGATTTATTTTATAATTATTGCTATGGCAAAGATAATAGACCTATCAAAGTATAAATCTCTTTGGAAAACAAAGAAAGCTTTAGAGCTTGTTAAACCAGAAGACCGACAAGAAATACTTAGATACTATTGACCTAAAACTTGAAAACCAATAGGAAAGATAACTTGGAAATCACTTGCTGATAGAGTATTCTCAGAATATTGTAGATTATATTATGCTGATAGTAATTGATACGTAAAATGTATAACAAGTGGAGTAAAAATGTATTGGACTAAAGCACAATGCTGACACTTTATATCACGTTGAGTTATGAAATATAGATTTGATATATTGAATTGCTATCCACAGAGTTATGCTGAAAATGTTATGTTGAGTTGAAATTATAAAGTCTATACATTAAGAATGATAGATATGTTAGGAAAAGAAAAGGTAGAAGAAATGATTAATGATAAGGAGATAGTAGAATATAAACAACAACGGTATGAAGAACACATCCAAGAACGATACATATTTATAACACAAAAAAAGAATATGATTTCAAGAATGTCAAATGAAATTGATACAGACTATTCGAAAATGGAGTTCTAACCTAGAAAGTTGTAAAGAAAATTTTGAGAGATTTTCCTCTTGAAATTTCAAAAAAAATCATTATATATTCAAGTGCTATAATGATATAGCAACAAAAAATATTTATTTATTAACCAATTATTAAAATGGCTTACGAAAAAGAAATCGACATTGATTGCTTCAATGATGAGCAACGACCAAACAACTTAGATTATGATTGTTTGGAATATGGAGAGCATTTAATGGAAACTTGAAAAATTGATTTATCAGACCAACTATACGAACAGTATAGAGATGAACAAGCTGAGAGAGCTGAAGATGCTTACAGAGAAAAAATGGAATTAGAGTTTAATTAGTTTTATATCTTTATTTATAGCAAAATGAAATACACGGCATTTTACAAGGGACACACTTATGAATTTAACTTTAGCCCTAAGTATGACCCTATGGACTTTGTAAGAAACAATGATGAGATTAATTTCTTTACAATAGAGAATTGAAAACCTAAGATTAATATGGAGGAAGTAATAGAAATTATGTGAGAATGTTATAAAGACTTATTAGAAAAAAATTATTTATAATCTAACTTATTAAAAAATGAAATGAACTATTAAAGCTGGTTTAACCAGAACATACGCTTTAAGGCAGTATGAAAATATCAAACCTATGGTAGAGATAGAAGTAGAGTTTGATACAGAAAAAGAAAAAGACTTTGATATGGAAAAGACTTTAATGGCTTTGAAAATCAAATGTGAAGACTATATTAAAAAGTTTGACCCTAAACCAGAGAATGATGAACTTCCGTTTTAGAAATAAATTATCAAAATCAAATGAGCTTAAAGATTAACAGATGATATGAGTTAGAGTTCCAATGAACTCAAAACAAATATAAAGTAGTTCTTAAAAGAGAAAAGGAAAAAAGAACTTTATGAGTTATAGACCATCTCAAAAATACTTGGACTACTAATAGAAAACAACAGCATATAGTATTATATGATGATACAATATGATTTAATAGGTATCTGATAGATACGCTACCAAATAATATGCTTGTTAAGATATGAAAATCAAGTGTATCAATACAGACTATAAGGGAAAGATGAAAGACTAGCCCTTTAGTAGATTACAAATATGACGAACAGTGGTTCGTCCCAACAAGACTATTTAACTTATAATTATTATAAAAATGACACGATGAGAAACAACAAATTCAAGTAAAAACTTTTTAAGAGCAAAACTTGAAAACTTTGGAAAATGAAACGACACTCCACGTTTCATTATCACTAAATGGAATTGAATGGAGGCAGAAAAAGTTTGAGAATGAGCTTTTATTGAATGAACTTTACAAAAGATTACAGCAAAAGACACTCAATTCTGAACTTATATCTTATTCGATATTGAAGATGCAGAAAATAATGCTATTCAATGGGGAATGAAACTAGGACAAACAATGAGAAACTTACTTTATAAATTGTATGTTCCAGCAAGTAAAGATATTAAAATCAATAACATTATGTTAAAGACTTGAGTATTTAATGATAATAAGTTCGTTACAATATTCATTGACTGAGAAAAGGTTGAAAACCCTTTCAGCAAATGGAATGATATGACACAGAAATTCGATGTAGCACCAGAAATTACAGAGAAAATCAGAATAGTAAAAGACCCAGAAACTTGAGAAGTTATCAAAAAAGATGAAACTAAACTTGATGAACGAATTATACATTTAATCATTCCTACTATTAATTCTTGCTTAAGAAAGGAATGAGAAGCTTTCTGGAGTGTATGAACTGAAACAAAAGTAGATTGAACACCGATAGAAGATAGAGATTTAACACAAGAGTTAAAAGATAAGAATAAAGAAGAAGACTATTCCGAGCTTCCATTTTAATTCTTAATTACATATTTATGACTATATGTAAAATATGTTGAGTGGATAAAAATGATACGAAAGAAAATTGGTATTTTCATAACTGAAAGAGGAGATGATTAAAATGTAAAGAATGCACTTTAGATTGAAGAAAATCTGAATACGAAAGAGCTATGGCAAGAGAAATAGATAAGAAAAGATATGAAAATGATATTAATAGGAGAATGTATATATTTAATAGAAATCTGGAAAGAAGGTCTGAAAAGTGATATTGATGAGTACACTCAAAAACCGAATATCGAATATCAAAATTAAAACTACGTCCAAGCGTATGTCCGATATGTTGATATGAGTGAAGGATAGTATCACACCACCCAAATATAAATATATGGAATAAAATTGTGTTTTGTTGCTCAATATGCCACGACAAAATACATAGAGAAAAAATAAAATGTCCACAGATAATTGATTTAACTTCTAACGCATTTTAGTCTATGAGCTTAACTGATGAGGCTCAAAAGATTATAAATCAAAAGGCTCAAACAGAGGAGGATATTATACAGTTATCTAAGATAGTCTATATGATGTCCTCTCTGTATAGAGAAAAAATGAATTTGGCAAATGAACAAGAGCAGATGTATAATCTTGTTAGAAGTCAAGAAACTAAAAAAGCTATGGAGAGCTGAAAGAAAGTCACTGAGGCAGCTGAAATATGAAAATGAATCGCAGAAGAAAAATATTGAGATTATAGAACTATGGAGGCAGACTGTAAATGAATGCTACAAGTTATGAACTCGATAAGGGAATTTAAGATAGCGTGGTATGTTGCTAATAAGTGAACTAATGATTTTATATCTAATAACCGTAATATGAATGACTAGAGAGCCTATGGAGTTATTGAATGAGATATGAGATGTATTAAAATCATTTAATATCTTATGAATGACTAACTATATGCAATGCGACCCATCTATATACAATATATGGAGGAAAAGAAAAGTATTGCCGTATAGAAATATCAAAAGAATTGTTGAGTATTTAGAGATGCACAATGATGACGTTATCACTCTATGCTGACACCTTATGGACTATTATAATTCAGAGGTAAAGAAAAGAGAAAAGAGAATGGAAGAAAATAGAGAAAGAAACAGAATAAGAGCAAGAGAAAGATACGCCAAAAAGATTTAATTTCTAATTACTCAAACAAAATGTGGAATAAAGAAAGAAAAATTAAATGTGAAAAATGCTGAAAGGAGATAATAAAAAGAAACCCACAGCACAGATACTGTTCTAAATGTAGCTCTATTATTAATAGAGAGCAGACTAAAGAAAGGCACAATAAAAACAAATAAACTTTTATATCTTTATTATTTATTATGGGACAAAAAGAACTTAACTTATCACAAAAATTTAAACTATGAGTTACATTATGAGCTATTATATTATTTGTTATAATGTTTATTAGCTTAGCAACACAAAAACCACAGCAAAAAGAAGTAGAAATAGATTATGCTTGGTGTACAAGAACAGCAGATGTTGAGGCTGAGTTTATTAGAATATGAACTGAAACAGCTGAAAATGCTTGTAAATTATTAGCAAGTGAAAACTGTCCAGAAATTAACTGTACATATATGAAAGATATAGAAACAGAGCGATACCCTTGAAAGTTAACAGCAAGTGGAGATAGTCAAGAAATGCCAGAGTTAATAGAAAAGACATCACACGATAGATTTAAGGAATTGGCTTATAAATATTGATTAGACCCATCTGAAATATGGGAAGTAGAAAATAAGTATTGAATAAGAGAATGATTAATATTGGCTATACTTATAGCAGAAACAAGTGGTTGAAAGAATTGAGATTATGTATCAGAATGATGTTATAACTTATGAAATGTAGGTAATAATGATAGATGAGATAGAAGATGCTACACTTCAAAAAAAGAAAGTATTGAAGCTATTGGTAGAGCATTATCTAACAAATATCTATGAACTACACAAACATTAGGTTGTTTAAGTAAAGCTTGAAGTTGCACACGATGGGAAGACAAATGACACGTATATGCAAGTTCTGGTTGAAATTGGGAAAGAACTATAACCAATGTTCTTAATGCTATATATCAAGAAGAACTATGAGAGATAGACCCAGAAAGATTTAACGTAAGAAGAACATTTACTACTTATCAATAAAAAATGAAAAAATTAATAATCTTTATGGTTATATGTATAATTATATTCTTTGTGCGAATTAATTGGGAATTATCATTAACTGTCAGTTAGATTTTATATCTTTATTAAGAGAATGATGGGACTAAAAAAAATTAACTGAGATTTTGCTACTGCTACACTTCATTGTAAAGCAATAGAAGATGAGGCAATAGAGCAAATAAAAAACATTTGTAACCATCCAGCTATGGAATGATGCAATATAGAAATAATGCCAGACGCACATAGTTGAAAAGGTTGTGTAATATGATTTACTTCTAATATTAGAGATAAGATTATACCTAATTTGGTATGAGTTGATATTGGTTGCTGAATGGCTTATGCAAAATTTAGTTATTTTTGAGATATAAATTTTGAAGAATTAGATAAATTTATAAGAGAACATATACCAAGTTGATTTGATATAAGAGATAAAAGGTATTGATTAAAAAGTGATGAGTATTTCCAATTTACTTCATTATGAGTTATAAATTATGATTTATTAGATGAATTAAGATGTAAAAGTGTAGATTTAGATAGAGCTGAAAAATCAGTATGAACACTATGATGATGAAATCATTTTATAGAGATAGATAAATGTTGAGAAAATGAATATTATCTTGTAGTACATTCTTGAAGTAGATATTTATGAAAGCAGATATGTGAATATTATCAAAACCTTGCCTATGAGAAATGCAAAACTGAGGTTAAAGTTGAGTGAAAAACACGAACAGAAATGATAGACTTTCTTAAAGCTGAATGAAGACAAAAAGAAATACAAGCCTATAAAGAAATATATCACAAAGCACAAGATAATTCAATAGATAAAGACACAGCATATTTACGATGAAAAGATATGGAAAACTATATAAACGACGCTAATATTTGTAAATTATATGCACAATTTAATAGAGAAGTTATGGTTACACAGATATTAAATTATTTTTGAGCATTACCAGAATGATTAAAAATAAAACATACAATACATAATTATATAGATACAGATGAAATGATTATTAGAAAATGAGCCATTAAAAATGATAAAGAATGTTTAATACCTATTAATATGAGAGATTGAGCATTTATTGTATCAAGGAAAGATGATATGAAATGAAAATGGAATAATAGTTTACCACATTGAGCGGGTAGATTAATGTCAAGGAATAAGGCAAGAGAAAGTATTTGATTAGATGAATATAAAAAATCTATGAAATGAATACGGTCATCTTGTGTAGTAGAAAGTACAATAGATGAAAGTCCTATGGCTTATAAAAGTATTGATAATATAAGAGATGTTATTGAAGAAGTATGTGTAATCAAAGAACACATTAAACCAGTTTATAACTTTAAGGCAAGTTAATAAAAGATAGGCAGATGCAAATAATACATATACGTAGATGTAGAGTTTGAAGATTGGTATGAAGCGTATGTTATACCACAGAGCAGAAATCAGCAACCCTAGTCTGCTCATATATGCACTTGGTGTAATTGGTAGCACGACAGCCTCCAAAGCTGTTAGACCAAGTTCAAATCTTGGAGTGTATGATTAATCTATTTAATTTATTTAGAGAGATGGACTTATTAGAGTTTATTGCACGATGTATATGATTTGTTATATTCTTAGTTTATGCGTTTAAATGAGATAAACTAGGAATGATATTAGCAACTTTACGAATTTTATATTTTCACATAAAACCATAATGACAAAAGAAAAAGAAAAATCTGAATTAAAACTACGAGAGTTAAGGAAATGAACTAAAGTAAAATTAAAAGATGGAAGAATAGCAGAATTTAGATTAGTAGATGGTATGTATTGTAATTGGTTAATTGATGATGAGATAATAATTATGTGATGTGCAAATCAGAAAGTGTCAGAGTATGGAGAAATTATAGACTAATAAGACTTTTATATTTATTGAATGTAAAGATGACAGTAAAGGAACTTATAGAAAGGCTGAATCAATTAGATGTAGATAAAAATATTTATTTTGTAGATAGTGAATACTGATATAGCTGTGGAATTAAAAAGATAGAAGAAAATTGTATATTCAAATATAAATCAAGGAATGGCTGAAGTAATTATGAAAAATGACAGATATTTTGTTGAGAATGATATCATAGGTATGAGAGAGTAAAGAAAGAAGAAGATGGAATTGTAGAATATGAAGACTGCTATTTAATTACAGACTAATCAGACTTTTATATTATTTACCTATGGAGAGATGATAGCAATAATATATGAATTTAATTGAGTACAATATGTATCTGCTACAACTTATGCAAAGTTAAGAGAAGAAAATAAAACTCTGAAAGACAATGTAGAATTTCTACACTCTTGCTTAGATGATAGAGATAAAAGCATAGCAATTATGCAAGAAGAAAATAAAAAGTTGAAAAAGGAAAATGAAGAACTGAAGGAATATAAATTAATGTATGAATGACTTTGCTAGCTAACAATATCAATGAAATAAAAATTGATACTGAATTGATACTGTTATATACAGAAAGTATTTGAAAACGAATACTAATCAGACTTATTATTTATTTTATTTATTTGAGCGAAATGGAAAAGAAAGAAAAGAAATCTGAATTAGAATGAAGAAAGTATTGGAAGAATAAAGCAGAGAAATTACAAAGGGAAAATCTTATGCTAAAACAGAGAATAATGTACCTTGAATTAGCATTGAATGTATGGAGTGAATGACATTCAGAATTGCTAGTTGGACAGAATTATGTTTACGATGCTAAACAAGTGAGAGATATTTGTTAATCAGACTTTTATATTATTTACCTAATAAAAATGCGAAAAAAAATCTGACTATTTATATTGTTGTTATTATACACAGCTTTTGTTTATGCAATGTCATTATTATTCTTCGCTTGTATGGTTAAGTGTATAAGAATGTGATATATAGATAGTGTAATAGTAATTAGTTGTATATTCATATTAACTATAACTGTATTCCTTTATAAGATTACAGAATAATCAGACTTTTATATTTTAATTTATAGGTTATGGAAAAGAAAGAAAAGAAATCTGAATATGAAATAATGCAAGATGTTATAATTGAATGACTAACTAAAGAGAACGAGGAATTGTGGAAGAAATATCAAATAGTATTAACTAGATTAAATAATGTCCCAGAAATGCAGAGGCAAACAGAAGAAATGATTAGATTTCATAATCATATGATGAGCCACGAAAGAGTAGTCTGACCTATATTATGACTTATAGCTTGAGCTATAATCAGCCTTTTATGTTTTTATTTATTTTAAATATGCCAGAAAAAGAAATCTGAAAGCTATTGGAGTTGCTTAATGAGTATGAAAAAGAAAGAATAGAAAAAATAAATTCTGAATGAAAACTTTTAATTAAGCTACAATTCAGACCATATACAGAAGAAAGTTTAACGAATAAAGCATATAGAAGTTGTTGGGAAGAAATATGTTCCAAGTATTATTGATTTATTAAATGGTTAGTAGATAATGATAAGATAGATGACGACAAATGTGATATAATAAATGAGATATATAATGATGAATTACCAAGCAAATATACACGATATGATGGCATATTAATGTGATTAGCAATACAAGACGAACCTATTGAGTTTTTAATTTCTATACTAAAATAATGACAGAAACAGAGCAAAAGACGTTGGTTATACGCATTGATTGATGATTGTGAAGATGTGTAGCAATGACTGGGGCTATATCAGAGGTAGCAAAGAAAAGACCAGTAAAAGTTATTACTTCACGACCTTTAGTATTTTGGGGAAACCCTTATATTAAGAGTGTACACGGTTTAGATGATAGGCGTTTGTTTGAGGATGTTATCAAATGAAATGACTATATAGAACTTGAGCCATATACTGACCCAGAGTTCTTTAATGATGCTAAGAACTGGTTATACATTGCTAAGAAGCAATTACATATAGATGGAGATACTATTCCACAGCCTTGCTTATTCTTAGCAGAACACGAAAAGATAACTAATGTTTTAGCTTGAGATAAACCTATATTGTATCAACCTTTTGGAAGCACTATGGGAATGAATTGAGCAGATAAAAGTTATCGTTCAATACCAGTAGAAGCAGCACAATATATAGCAGATGAGCTAACAAAGAAAGGTTATACACTGTATGAAGTAATCAAACCTAATGCCCAACCAGTATTAAGGAATTGCCAAATGTGTGATACTCCAGATTTAAGATTAGTATTATCACTATGTGCTAGATACCCAGTTGTATGATGTGATAGTTCATTACATCACTGCTCAAAAGGTTTTGGAAAGAAAGCCTTAGTTGTTTGGGCTGGTACTGATGCTGAGAGATATTGATATGATTCTAATATCAATATGAGAGAGTATCCAATGGTTGCTCATACGCCATTAAGATTATGAATGAATGACTTTAACTTTGATATTTCTAATCAGAATACAAACAAATTCACTAAGAAATTCTTAGATAAAGTTATTGCTAATGTAGATTTACTTTATAAATAATAATAAAATGCTAAACACTATGTATTGTAATTTTGGTGCTACACCATCTTATTCAGAAAGCCCAGAAGAAAGAAAGGCTAGATTAAAGAAAGAGGCTGAAGAAAAAAAGAAAAGAGAAGAATTAGAGAAAGAAGAAATGAGAAAGATGATTAAATGGTCTTGTATATGAGTATGAGCTATTATATTATTATTCTTGTTCTTCAATTCTTGGTTTATAGTAGAGCCTTGATATAATGGGTTTACTGTTACTTTAGGGAAGATTAATCAAACTGTTTATTCAGACTGATTACATCTTAAAACTCCTATTATCACTAAGGCAGTAAAGTATAACATTCAAACTCAGAAATTAGAGGCTGTTGCTGATGCAAGTTCTAAAGACTTACAGACTGTGTCTGCATCAATAGTAGTTAACTATAAATATCAAGAGAGTTCAGTAGTTACTTTATATAAGAATGTAGGAAAGGAAGAAAAGGTTGCAGAAAAGATTATCCAACCAGCTGTGCAAGAAGTATTTAAGTCAGTTGTTGCTAAATACTCTGCTGAACAACTTATTACAGACCGTTCTAAAGTATCTCAAGATATAGAAGCCGCTTTGAATGATAGATTAAAGACATACTGAATACAGATACAAGCATTTAATATCGTAAACTTTGATTTCTCTAAATCATTTAATGATGCTATTGAGGCTAAAGTAACAGCTGAGCAAAACGCACTAGCAGAGAAGAACAAGTTAGAGAAAGTTAAATATGAAAGTGAGCAGAAAGTAGTAGCAGCTGAAGCTCAAGCTAAAGCTATCGAGATTCAAGCAAAAGCTATCCAAACTCAATGAGGTGCTGAATATGTTAAGCTGAAATGGATAGAGAAATGGAATGGACAATTACCTACAACTATGGCGTGAGATGCTGATTTACTTATTATGAAATAGAAAATGTTTTGGACTGTATTTTGGGCTGTGTTGATAGCAATAATCATTTGAAAACTATTATAAAATGGTTATGATAGTATCCGTCACAACCAAACGAAAAAAGAGGAATTTGATTTCCTCTTTTTAAGTTTTTGGAAGAAAAATTATTTTTTCTTTCCTCATCTTCATCCACAAGGCATTAGTATATAATTAAGATATAAATTAGCACAAGATAACATCTGAGGAGTTTGCGTAATCTGATAGTTTTGTATAATCAGTCCAAGTAATATATGGACTATAAGGATGATACGGATAGAGGTTTACCTCACTAATCTTTTTTCTTAATATTGCATTCTCTGCACGTAGCTCAGCTATCTCTAATTCTTGCTTTAATTTTTTGTTTTCCTCCTTTAACTTCTCTAGCTCTGATTTATTAGCCATATTATATATTATTATGAAATAAAGTCCACTTTTTTGAATATTTTAAGACACGTTTATTATTTCAGATGTATAATTATTCATCTCAACATTTCTACGTGTCTTATTTTCATTTTCTACCAATAACTTACTGTAATTTCTGTTCAAATTACAATAATTTGACAAATATTATTGTAATTTTTTCAACATTTCGTTACAAGTTTCAATTTTTGCTCTCAATTTATCGGCTGTGTAGTGTAATATTCATCTGAAATTCACATCATTAACCAAATGATATAATTTTCATAGATGTTCTATCAACAAATTACATTCAGATTTGATTTCATTCAACCTTTTAACTTCTTCAAAGTTGTCTTCACTAACTAAAGTATAAACATAAAAGTATCTTCCAAAGTTAGAAATATCACTAAGATTATGTTTAAGTCAATAGATATTGTTTTTAACTCATTTATAAGAGTTCTTTACACTTCTCTGGCCTTGATAGTTTATAACATCCACAGCGTGTCAGCTTGTTTGATTTCAGAAATCTGTTCAGTCTATCATTCAGTCTTTTTTGTCTTTAGTATATTCAGAAGTAAGTCAGTGATTTCATTCAATAGTATATAGCTTGTTTATAGTGTCTTCTAATACATCGTCATTAAACTTATTTATACGGTAGAAAGCTACCTTTCAATACTTTTTTGATAATTCAGAAGAATTATACCAGTCAGCCACACATTCAACAGCATCTTTTACATACCATCATTGTCAAGGCAGTCTGAGATGGGCATACTTTGGGTTATTGTAACTTGAATCATCAGCTTCCTTAATTTGCTTTAGATTAAACTCATAATTTATTAAATCTGATAGCATTCAGATAGCAGCAAAGATAGTACAACTAACTCTACTCCAATCATTATCTCACTGGTTATATTCAAACCTAATCTCATCCTTTTCATATAGTTTAGGTAGAATATCTATATCTCATTCACATAGGACAAAGTCCTTATCATCCTCTCCAATTCAGAGGCATCAAATGATTTCTTTTTCTTCCATAGGCTATTTGTTAGAAATTAAAGCAACAATTCCATCCATATCTCTAATATCTTTGACAACTCAGTCTTCCTTAAGTATAAGCATAGGAACTGATTGTATATCAAATTCTTTAACTGATGTATCGTCAAATCTAAAAGTTTGGAACTCATATCCATTATCTTCTGCTCGTTTCTGAGCGTGAGGTTTCATCAAGTAGCATTTGCTACAAGCCTCTCATTCTATATAGATTGCCTCTTTCATTTTTGTTCTTGTATTCTACATAAATTATCAAATAAGCATTGTCTGCAACTTTCTATTTGAAGTCAGTATTTGCAGATTCTTTTTTGATTTGTTTCTGAGATTTCTCTTTCTTTTTCTTTCATTTTAGCAACTCTGGAATATAAAACATTTCATCGTCAGCTTCATACAATATAGTATAAAGCTCTTGTCTAACTCAAGCACTTAACACTCATTTAACCGTTTCGTAAACTTGTTTTAACTGTTCTCTTGGGTTCTGCTTATTACCAAAGTAATTATTTAACGCTATATGTTCCCTTCTTGGCATCCTTATTTTATTCTCATCTATATTAACATTATAAAGTCATCTATTACATTGTCACATAATATGATGTAAGTCAGTAGCCGTTTTGTCAACAATTCTATTCAGTTTCCATTGAACTCAGTTGATTTCTATTATTCTTCTCGGCCTTTCTTTCCCTTTCCTCATTTCAGCCCATTCTTATAAGCTAAAATTATTTTTTTCATTTTCTTCCTACGAATTAGCCCCTCAATCTTGTATATCAAATATTCTAACCAATCTATCATACATCTTTCTTAGATAAAAGCCTTAGTTTAACTAAGGTTTGAGCAGCAGAGTCCTCAAAGAAGAATCTTTTAGCATTTGCTAATCAAGGCTTCCACTCAGCTCAAGTCCAATACTCAGACTTTTTATTTCTTAACCAGTCGTTTTCATTTTCATCAAATCTAAGTATCACATATTCATCTTTTACTTTATGTATAATTTCCTTCATTTTTATTTCCTAAAGATATAAAAGGTTATATCTTATAGTGAGAGTAATTAAGAATAAATCAAGTCGAATTTTTATTTACGACTTGACTTATTCAATTCTTCTTTAATTCGTTTAAGGTCAGTCTGAATCTCAGCCAGCTTAGTTTCTATATTGGCTATATCTATCTCCTCTGTTTTCTTTTCCAAATTCTTAATTCTACCATTTAAGTTACTCCACGTAGCTCATAATCAGAAAACAAATACGATAAACTCTACTAATGTAGAAGGGTCTGTAATAAATTCATAAAGGCTATTCATCTTCTTCTGTTTCTTCTAAATTAAATCAAACTTCAGATGGCTTTTGTTCTTCTTCATCATCTCAGTCAACAAGTGGGTCAGCTTTAGATTCTCCTACCTTTTGCCCAAAGTAGAAAGATATAACCATTAACATTGCGTTATTGAATAGAGATGTTTCTATTCAGTTCAATGTTAAGTAAACTGTCTGGAAACCAAGAACTAGCGTTAGCAATAAGAACACTAGCTTGGTTACTGACATCTTTTCTCGGAATGTTCTCATATTTATTAAGATACAATAGTAAATGTTCAGTTAGATGTAAATGTGTGAACTTTATAATTTCATACAGTTGTCACAGTACCTCAAGTAGCAGTAGTAAATCAATAACTTCAATCTGTTGGATAACATACTATAACTACTCACTTTTCTCAGTTATTTCTGAACTGTCATCAATTTCAATATGTTGAAGACCAACATTTACACGGTACACAATTAGTACAACGTCAGCTTCCATCTCATCAAGCACTATAAAAACATATATTCCCATCTGGGTATTCTATTCAAACTGGAAATCATCATCTTCATTTATAATAATCGGCTCAATAGCAATTACATTCAGTGTCGCTAAATCAATCTCATCAAGCTCATCATCATCATCATCAATACGCATAGTTATTATTTCAACCTCATCCTCATCCTCTATGTCATTGAAATTGTATATTAGCTCATCATCGATTTACTGAATAAGTACAACCTCATCATCATCCTCAGCTTCATCAATTCTTTCACGAACATCATCTTCATCAACCTCATCATCATCAATATCAAATTATATGTCACATAGAGCTATCTCATCAATTATCTCAAGAACAAGAACAGCTATTATATCAAGTTCATCAGCTTCAAACTGATATAGAGCTGGCATCTCATATATTTGTCTTTTTGCAGAAAACTACTCATCATCCTCATCATCATCAACCATATCAACCTCATCCTCATCATCATACTACTAAAACATCTGCATATTTAGCATATCATCATCCTCATCATCAAGCTCAATATACTGTATTAAATATTGTCATAATTTAATATTTTAAGATATAAATTAGTTCATAATTGCTATATATACTGTAATATCTCAAGAAGGGACTTCATCACATACAAAAGTGATACTATTGCTTCATTGTGCAGAAGCATATATTTTTGAAGCTCAGTAATCAGCTATATTAGCTGGTGCTGGAGATACCATTATGTTATTAGAAGATGTAACTCAAGTAGCTGTAACTGTTTGTGAATTAGAACTCCATCAAGCAGCAGTCAATGTAACAGTAATAACTGTATGTCAAGTTATAGATATATTTCAACTTCATATAAGACTATTGCTATTTACTGTTTTTAACGACACCGCTCAAGTACAACTATTAACAGATAGAACTCACGTATTAGATATAGTAGTTCAGCTGATAGATATTCAGCTACCGCAAGCTAAATCTGAAGCAGTAATAAATCAAGCTCAGTTAGCTAATTCACAAGTATCAGTAGGAACTGACAAATCAACAGATACATTAGATGTAGCATTAGCACCAAAGCTATTAACTAATGTTCAGTTTTTACATATAGATAATGTAGCTGTTCATATTGTAGGCGTACCAGTCAAATCACAATATTTACCAGAAGTGGCTACTGTACATAGACTAGGAGTTCCAGTAAGGTCACAATACTTTCCAGATGTAGCAACAGCAGCTAAATCACAAGTCTTAGCGTATGGTGCTAAATCTCAAGCTACAACCGTTCAAGTACAAGTAGTATATCAACATCAGTTAGTTAATTGATTATTGTTTGTAGGTATAGTTGGTAGTCAAGTTAAGTCACAGTATTTACCAGTAGTAGCAACTGTGCATAAGTCACAAGATTTTGCATACGGTGTAAGGTCACTCGCTACCAATGTACCAGTACAAGTAGTATATCAGCAACCATTAGAAAGTTGATTGTTATTTGTAGGAATACTAGATACAACACTTTCTATTTTATCATATACAGCATTCTTAGAAGGTGCAACAGTAGTTACTCAATTCCAAGAACTACCATAAGCAGTATCACTAATATTAGAAGCTGTAAGAGTTCAAGTACAAGTAGTATATCCATTAGGGTTAGTAGAATTATATGGAGTATATCATAACGCAGTAGTTACATTAGCACAAGTAATTCAAGTTATATATCCACATCCATTTGCCAACTGAGAGTTATCAGTAGGTATTGTAGGAGTATTTATGAAATTACAATAATCAAAAGCATCTGCTGCTATATTGTTAGGGTCATATACTGATTTAAGCATATCTCATTGTCCAGCACAGCTTAGAGCATCAGCAACAGCCTTAGCAGTAGGATAATGAGAATTATCTGCTCAAGATAAGTTACATACCATATTACAAGTAAGTTGGTATCCACTTAATGCAGAAGAAGTAATATATCCACAACTATTAGCAAGCTGACAGTTATCAGTAGGAATTGTTGGAGTTCACGTTAAATCACAGTATTTACCAGATGTGGCAACAGCACAAAGAGAAGAAGTATTAGCTTTATCTCAAAGAGCAGCACTCAAGCAAGTGTTATCATAAGGACTTCAACTAATAGAACTAAATGAAGTAGTTATGTTATGGTTTTGCTGTAATAGCCAATTAGTACCATCATAAACATAAGTATCTCATATCTCTAAATCTCAAGTTTCTACTGTTGTACTAGCAGTTCAAGTATAAGAACTTCAAGCTGGTTTATAGTTAGTAGCTCATACAACTGTTACATCAAAGTAATCTCAAGTCTTATAAGTATAAGGTGTGCTTTCTGGGAAGCTAACTGGCAATCAAGTAGTAGCATTCCAGTTTGATAGAAATCTACCTCTAGCTTCAAGAGTTGCTATTTTAGAATTTAATACACATCATTGTTTAGCAGATAATGCTTCAGTAGTACAAGTAGAGTTTAGAGCGTCAATTACTGTTGGTATAGTAGGTTTACCACTCAAGTCACAATATTTACCACTTGTTGCTACTGTTGCTAAATCGCAAGTTTTAGCATAAGGAGTTAAGTCTGAAGCAACTAATGTACCAGTACAAGTTGTATAACCACAGCTATTTCATAATTGACAGTTATCTGTTGGAACTGTGATATTTATAGTTTTATTAGCAGTAGCATTGGCAGAGAAAGTATCTACACAAGTTCAGTTTTTCTGGATAGTAAGAACTCAACTTCATATAGTAGGTTTTCAAGTTAAATCATTATAGCATCAAGTTGTTGCTACTGTACATAATGAACTGGCTTTAGCATATCAACATCCATTAGCAAGTTGGCAGTTATCGGTAGGTATAGTTGGCAATCAAGTTAGGTCGCAATATTTTCAAGTCTTAGCAACTGTGCATAAATCAGCATCAAAAGCATATCAGCATCAGTTTGCTAATTCAGAGTTATCAGTAGGAATTGTTGGAGTTCAGCTCAAATCACAATATAATCAGCTAGTTGCGACAGTACAAAGAGCTGGAGTATCTGACAAATCATTATAACTTCAAGTAGTTGCAACAGTACATAATGCTGGAGTTCCACTAAGGTCACAGTATTTACCACTTGTAGCCACAGCACATAAAGCTGGAGTTCAAGTTAAGTCACAATACTTTCAACTTGTAGCAACTGTGCATAGACTAGACTTTAATGCGTAATTCGAAGCATCTGTAAGCTCAGCAACAGTCGTAGGAACAGTAATATTAGCAGTAACATTCGTTGTGGCGTTAGCATTAAATGTATTTACATTAGTTCAGTTCTTTTGAATAGTTAATGTAGCATTTCATATAGTAGGAGTTCAAGTTAAGTCACAGTATTTTCAGCTTGTTGCTACTGTACATAAGTTAGAAGAAAGTGTATAGTTTTGTAAATCATTAACAGTATTATCTATAAATCAACTATCATTAGATAATTGACTTGTACAAGTAGGTACTCATATATCTATACCAACATTAGCAGTCTGATTAGCACTAAATTCATTTTTGCATAATCAGTTTACGCATACAGTCAGCTTTCAGTTTCATATTGTAGGCTTTCAGCTTAAGTCGTTATAACAGTTAGTCAAAGCAACACAAGCTAGGTCTGATGTCTTTGTATAATTAGTTAGATTATCAACTGTATTGTCTATGTATCAAGCATCATTATTTAAGCAAGATACATTATCATTAGGCTGTATAGAAGTAGCTCATAATGCAGCTCAACTTATAATTTCACTTTCTACACTAATTTCGTTAGTGTCTTGGTCTAAGTCTATTCAATCTCATTCAACTAATTTCTTTTGATAACCACTTAAATCAACACTTCATCATAAAGCATCCCAATCAGTTCAAGTCCAAGCTACATTAGTTCAAGCTGGATAATCTTTCCCATCTTTAGTAAAGGCATTCTCTACGTTATAAGCATCTCATACTTTCATTCAAGAAGTAGGCAAGTCCTCATAATATTCTACACTTCCCTTATATTTATATAATCAAACTCAACCTCATCCTCAGTTATTAGTTATAATTTGTGCCATCTAATTTAGATATTAATAATTTAAAGGCATTTCTGGCTCAGCAATTCACTGCATATCTACTGGTGCGTTTACTCATCATTCTCTAGTTTCTCCTAATCATTCTTCCATTCCCATACTCATTCATTCTTCAATTCCTTGATTTAATCACTCATTCATTCACATATCTAATCACAAAGCAGCCATAACTTCTTCGTCACTCATAGCTGGCTTTCTATTAATGTTAACATCGAATTTGTCAGTCAATTCTTTTGGCAATCTCTTAGAAACAACGCTATCTACTACTTCATTTAGCTTTCTTTCTAATCTATCTACTTGCTGGAGTAATTGTTCAATAGTTACTCTATTAGACATTCATTGATTTAGATTATCATTGCTTTCTTGTATTCTTTGAGCAACGTCTTCGTCAAGAGTAGAAAGTTGATTATCAATATCTGATTTGATTTTAACAACATATTCTGCCATTAAATCAAGCTTTCCATTGATACCAGAAAAATTTTTAGAGCTGTTTCAATCATTAGTGGCACTTGTATCCACTACTGACTGTTTAACATCGCTTAGAATTTTCTCAAGGCTATCAAGCTTCTTATAAACATCGTATCAACCTTTTCCTTTTATCTCTTTCTTTATATCAGCAAGTCCTTTCTTTACTTCTTTGTCATCATACTCTTTTCTGCTCTTTACGGCATCTTTAATAGCTTTATCTATACTATCAAATCTACCATTAACAGATGTAAAGTAAGGTGCTGCTGTTCTACCCCAAGAATATTTATTAGAGTAAGCATCTAACGCATTACCTCCAAATTGGTATCTATCATAGTCATTTGTTAGTTCTTCCCCTCAGTCAAATTGATATAGATATACCTTTTCTGGAGAATATCTATCAAAGCTATAAATGTACCATCAAAACCCAACTTCCTTTAACTCTCCTTCTTCTACCATTAAATTACCTCAAAGGTCGATAATGTTAATCTTAGGAGTAAGTCAAGTCTTTGGTATTCATCAGTCTGTAAAGCTAACTGCGATTTGTTCCATTAGTTATTTATATTGATATAAATTTATAATTGAGATGATACTATTCATCATATATTCTCACTTATTCTTCATCGTACGTTTGGAGAGTAATCTTTTGCAGATTTCTTGATTTGTTTTTTCTTCAAGGCTCATAATACGCTCTTTATAAGGAATTCCATTGCTCAAGGTGTAGATGGATATATATTCTCAATGAGTTTTTGTGCTGCTTTAGTATCGTATGCTGACATAACAGAAACCCAAGCTCATATTTCATTATTCAAATCTATTGCTCACTTTCAGTCTTTACTGGTTGCCTCCAATACCTTTCTAAACAATTCTTGTGTAGTAGCTGTTTGCTTAGTAGCCTTTTCTGCAGCTCATACTCATTCTACTCATTCAAGATTTCATATTATCTTCTTAAATGCGTTATATAATCTTATAGCATCCTTATCAGCAGTTCTGGCGTTTTTGAGTTTTGTTAACGTTTCTTCAGTTAATGAACTATCAAATTTCTTAGTAGCACTTTCTATACCTTCTTTCATTAAGTTTATGAAATTCTCAGGTCATCAACTCCATCAAGCTTCTCAGAATACGTTATCTAGCCTTCTCAAGAATTTCTCTGTTGTTGCAGCATTTACTGAAGCTCAAGCTCAATAAGTTTCTGAATAAACCTTTTTAATCTCATCCCATAGTTTCACTGTTTGTCATCATTCATTTCTTGAGATATTATTAAGCACATCTGGGTTTGATACTTCTAATCAATTTTTAGTAAACTTAAATTGAGGTATCTCTGACTTTTTAGCAGCAATTCATCAAAACCTTTTCTTGCTCGCTTGTTGCATCAAAGCTTTGTTAATATCTTCTTCTATTGCATTCTTAGAAGTATATTTAGCTCATTCTTTATACTTTAACTCAAAGTTCCTAATATCTCATAGTTCTTTTCATTTAGATAATCTATCTCACAATAGCCTATCCATAGCATTCTCCAGTTTTTCTTTAATTATTGTTTGTGGAGTAACTTTTGCATTATAATCTTTTAAGGACGTTTGAACTATATTTTTCATTTCATTTAATTCTTTTGTAGTTTTAGTTCATAACGCCGTTTGTGCTGCTTGAGATGGCTTTCAAATAACGCTTCACACTCATTTCAATACTCATCATATAGCAGTATTCCATAATGCAGTAGTTCAATACTTTCCTATGCTTGATAAATCAGCATTATAAGCGTCTTCTAACGCTTGCATTTCTACTCATTCTAATCAGAGCTTACCAGCAGTCTTTACTGTTTTTACTAGCTTAGATGCCTCTGGTGCATATTTTAAGTATTTTAATTTTCAAGCTGGGAACGCTACAAGCTCTATTATCTCTCAAGCTAATTTTCAAACTCAAGCTCATTTTCAATCTTTATCATAAACCTCAGTTCATAGATAATCTCTTACTTTCTCAGCAGTGGAATTATATGTATCTTTAGCCATATTATAAATATAATTACTATACTGTTCTACGTTTCAATCAAATCAAGCTTTCTTAGCTTCATCATAAGATTTATAAAAGTCTAATTCGTTTGAGTAACTATCTAATCATATCTTACTACCTATCGCTCATATATTTTGTGGTATTTCAGCCTCATTATATGGTTGATACCATTTTGAAGCAAGTTCTCATTTTTTGTATTGTTGGTATCTATCCTCGCTAACGTTTCATATTATATTTCATAGTCAAGCTATATCGCTCTCTTTATTTATGTCGTATATAGACTTTCATCCATACTTTACGTTTTTTTGTATTAAATCAGAAATTCAAGCTGCACTTTCAACTGGAGTAGATACAGCCGCTCAAAAGAAATTTCTAATAGCTCATTTTTCTTCCTCTGGCTCTCACATAGTTTCATATACGCTTGACGTATTTCATACTAAATAATTAAACACGTTCTCAGCGTATCATCAGTTCATAAGATAACTATTTACAGCATTCATCTTTTTATTATCAGTTCATTCATTGCTTCATACTAATCTCTTAATCAAATCATCATCCTTAGTATTCTTGATTTTATCAGCATCTTTTCAAGCGTTTATAAGAGCTTCTCTTGCCAAGTCAGCCAATCTCGACTTCCTAACTTCAGCAGTATCTAGTCAAGTGTTTCAACTTCAAGATTCTCATTTAGATATAGCCTTTCTTAAAGTTGACCTTTTATCCATCCAAGTACGCAAATTGCTTATCTTGTTAAGCCTTTCTTCGTTTTCTTCATTTCTAATAGAATTTGAAACGCTAGAATTGCTTATATTAGAGGCGATTCTTTCTTCTTCCAAATTGCTATCTAGTGAAGCAGATGCTGGTATAGTATCTATAAATGCCATCAATTTACATTAAATAATTAAAACGATTCCATCCAATTATATTCTTGTGACTTTGTGCTGCTATTCTGATTAGCGTAATTTCATAGTTTGTTTTTGCTATATATTTCAGCCATAGGTGTTCAGTCTGCCGCATTTCAAGACTGTATCATCATATTGTTTATGTAGTTCTCTCTAAGCTTTTGTTTGCGAGCTATTTGGTCTGCAGTATCTCAAGGCTGTGGGAAATATCTTTGAATTGCTCACTTCTCATCGTCTGAAAACTCCGTTTGTCCAATAGCTGCTCAACTCTCCCACCTTAATACCGCATTTACAAATTCGTTTTTATACTGTTCATAAGCCTTTTGTGCTTCTGATTTCGTAGTTTCTCATATTAGAGAAGCTCATCGGTTAGAAACCTTCTTTACTGGGCTATCTCGATATCAGTTATATTGTCTTTCATAATCTCTTATCAATTCGTCTGCCTCCCAAGCTCTTTGAGCAAATGCGTATGTCTTATTCTGCGTAGCATTGTTTTTGCTGCTAACTTGTATATTGTATGTTGAGGCAACTCATCTTCATCATCAGCTTGTGGTTTGTCTAGGAGAAACTGTTTTACTTCAAGCAAAGTTTCTAGCATAATCATTATTTCAGTTTATGTTGAAAGTTGTCGTAGTTACATTTCATCATACAGTATGCGACATAGTTACGTTTCACTGGTCGTCTATTCAAGTGATGAATCATACGTGTCCATATTTTAATAAATCATTTCTCTCAGTTGAATTCTTAACCCAAGTAGGCTCACTAATTCATCGATTAAATACTATTGCATCTCATACCTTTATTCAGCTCTTTTCTTTATTATCACATATAGAAGCTTTTTGAGATACTTCATTTCAGAAGTTTCATTGAGTTCCAGTAACTCAATATATGTAATCATTTACGTATTGCCCACACTCTAGTTTTCAATCTCATAGTCAGTTCATATTTCAAGCTATTGCGTTAGCCATATCTTCTACTGTATTATAATTATCAGCTATATCAGACATAAATGATTTCCTCTTATCTCTATCAGAGGAAACTTCTTCTGCTGTATATGTAGTTCAGGCAGTAGCTTCTCATCAGTATGGAGTGACTGAAAGATTTGTAGTATCTACAAATCAATATATATCATTTCAATCAGCGTCTTGTCATATTTTTTGGAAAGATACTCAAGCTTTAGTTCAAGCTTGGTTAAGTTGATTCTGTATATTCTTATAAGCCTCTTTAGATTGTAAAGGAGTTATAAAATTATCTTGCAAGGCTTTAGATAATGAAACTCAATTTTGTTTAGCATAAGATATAACATCATTAATAACTTGTTGCTCACTTCTCTGGATAATGCTTCAATAATTGGCATAATATTCATCTAATACATTCTCAAGAGCCATCTGCTTTTGAGTTTCAGTTCACTGGTCTGCTTGGTCTAATGTAATATTAGTGGCAGCATATTTGTTTTGAGCCATTTCAGCTATTCATTCAGCTGTATAATCATAATACATTCAATAAGCAGTTTTAAGATTATTAATGGTCTTTTGTCTAGCATCCATTTGCATATCTCTCTCATTCTGCATATACTCAATATTTCAAACTAATCAAGTTCTTTCTACCATTAAATCATCATACTCTCTTTGTAAGTCTTTAGTTCTATCTTGTACAATTCACATAAGAGTAGCCTTAGGAACTCAAGGATATTGCTCAGTCAAATCGTCTAATAGATTTTTCTGCATATTTTTAATTTCCATAACTCTACTATCTATTGTATTTACTCTATTTTGCTTAGTTTGTTCTTCTTCAGTAGGTGCTATATATAATCAATCATCTATGTTATCATTATTTTCATCTTTATATCAATATATTCCTTTATAGAAACTTTCAAATCATCACAATCAAGCTTGGTCTGCTATATCAGATAAATAGCTTTCATATTTGATAGTATCTTCAGCATCTTGCCTATAAGAAAGAGCCTCTTGGTATTTTTGAGGGTCAGTAGATTTTAGATAATTAAGATAATCTTCTGGTAATTTACCATTAACTAGCATATCTCAAATTGAACTAGCTGGCAAATTATCATATTTACCATATTTTTGTACTCTATTGAAATAGTCCCAAAGTAAATCTATCTGCTCTTGGCTTCTACCATTTCAGTCAATAAAGAAATTATAGAACATTGAAGCATCCTCAAATAACTCTGGGTTAGTTACTCTATAATTATTTAAGTGGTCTAATATTTGGTCTTTTCTAGCTTGAGAGTTGTCTTGATAGTCCCATTGCTGTTGCTGTGGAGTAGTCTTAGTTGTAGCCTTTGTAGGAGTAGCAGTCGGAGTAGTTGTAGGTTGTTCTGGTGAAGTTTTGCTAACTATTCATTTGCTATCTAAGTAATCTTTAATACCAGCGACAGTTTGTAGCTTTTTTTGCTGAGTATCATAGTCTAATCAACTCCATTTTTGAGCGACATTTTTAGCGACCTCATCTTGTGCCGTTAGAGTAGATTTCTCTGGCATAGGTGCTATATATCAAGTTCAAGCCTTAGCATTGTTTCTATTAGCATCTAAAGAAGCTTGGCTGATTCAATTACTAGCTTGGCTAACAGTATTAGTCTTTGTAGTAGATGTAGTAGGAGTTGAGCTACTACTTCAATATAACTTATTTAAGTTATTAACTAATTCATTATATTTATCGGTTGAATATGTATTCTCAATACTAGCCTTATACTTGTCGGCTTTAGCAGTATCTCATCAGTAGAGTTTTACTAATTGATTATACATATTTTCATTAACTACGTTTGCCATTTAAGGTTATTTATTATCTAAAGGCTTGCTATCTCTTTAGGCACGAATTTACCTATTATTTTTCAGAGTGCAAGGTGTATATTGCGTTTTATATTGACTTTTATAGTTTCTTAATCTCTATTAATATGTCTGGAGTAGCTCATAAAGATGTACTACTGCTTCTATTCATAGATACAAATAGACAGAACACTTCTCACTTATTGAAGTGCTGAGTTATTGTTTCATACTCATATTGGTTATTCCAAGCCGTTGTATAAGTATGCCATACAGTATCATTACTTCATCATCAATTAGGAGTTCTCCATTCATAAGTCCATCAGAAAGTGGAAGAACTATATTTGTATCTAGCATATATCTCATAATATCACTCAGCTGGTATTTTCATTCAACTGTATAATATTCAATTAGGGCTACTGAAATATTCAAGTTCTAAATTTCAATACGAAGATTGAGATGTCATATTACGAATAAATGTGGATGTTTCAGAAGGTCGTGATATAGTTCATCATTCTCAATATAATGTTTGATTTACTGATGGTATCTCAAGTTTGTCTATATATACAGATGTAGATAATTTTAGTTTAGGGGCATTAACTCAAGGTATCACATTAGCAACACCAGTAGTAGTATCGTTATTAGCATTTAATACAGAAGAATTATCAATAGTTATCTCGTCGTGTATATCATAATCTATGACATTACTCGTTTCTTTAATGTCTTCTCAAACTATTGGGAATCATACTTTTTCTGCATCTTTTCGTGCCTCTAATACTCACATTAGTCAAGCATTACATTATAATATAAATCTGCACTGTATAGGTTCGTATCTTTGGTTTTTGTAGTTCAATTATCATCATAAACACAGTTAGTTAGCACAAACTTGAACTGTATCCATTGGAATCTACAATTAAGTTTAAGAGTGGTAGCAAATGGACTTCTCATATCCCAAGTAGCACTTAGTCATTCATTATTAGTCTGTACTGGATGCCGTTGCCAATTTTCTGGGTAATCATCAACAGCATCAGCTTCAGTTCTATAATAGATATGTATATCTCAGCTATTAGTTCATTCTTTGCCTAAATGATAACCAACTCTTAGATACATACTCTGTTTAATTTCTGACATACTCGTTCAGAAATAGCACATTGTTTGTACTTCTCAAGTAGTTGCTAATCATTCATTTATTCATACTTGTATAGGGTCATAAGTTCATCAGTCATTTAATTTTGAATTTCTAGTAATCATTATTCAATTCTTATAGCTTCAGATGGCTCATAGATTATATCAGTCTTCTACTTTATGCCATAGTCAAAGCACATCTGCGTAGTTCTTATTTTTAGCTCAGTAGATATAAATTCAATCGTTAGCAGTAAAGAATAACTTATCATCATAAACACACATACAATTTCTTGTAGTTGTATCTACATCACTATCAGCTTTCTTAAGTAGATAGTATTGGTATCAGTTAAGAAGTCACAGTCACTTGTCACTTAGCATATAATGGTATCATTTATATATTGTAGCACCTATTATACTAAATCATTCTAATGGTATAATTTCAGTTGCCACATCGTCAATCTTATCCCATAATAATACTTCACTTCAATAAGGCTCATCTACCGCAACGGCTCTAATATATCAACCTAATTCATTTATAAATCTAATTACCCATCATTCTTGGATAACAAATCAGCTTTGTAATAAGTTTTGTATCTCTTTAGTGACTTTCCACATAGTGTTCTTATCTCATACACATAAGCATATATCAGAAGCGTATAATGGATGGTTAGAGTTATTTTGTAGAGCTTGTGAACAAATACCGTGAGCTAAGTTGCTATCATCAGTATCAGTTTCCCAATCAGACCAGTATTGTCAAGAAGCTCTTTCATAATATAGCTTTGTTTTAGTAGATACATAGATATATCAGTTGAATATTTCAGCATCACATATATCTTCTCATAAAGTACATAATAATGTTGCAGTTCAACTTGCTACTAAGTATATTTTTCTTGTTGTACATACTATCCATCAACCATCCTCATCAGAATAGAAAACACACTTTACTTCTGAATATCAACCAGTATCCACAGATATTCAAGCATTAGCATCAGCATAAGCTGGTACTGGTTTAGGAAAGATACTTTTTGCGTCTTGTCTTATCTCCATATCATTAGAGAAATAGAAAGAGTTTTTGATACCAGTAAATAGGTCATCAGAAAGCCCTCAGTTTGCTCATCTAAATATAGGTCATATTTTAGTGTTATCAGCCATTATTTGTTTAATTAGTAGTTAAGAAAGTTTAGGAATGGATAATAAGGCTCATCAGATTCTTGTCATCTATCCATAATATTCTGTAATGCTTTATTCTTCTCTGAATCATAGAAGGCTCTACAATTAGCTCTAGCTCATTCAAAGTTTACCCCCATATTTCCATACATCCAATATTTCATTCATTCAACAATTACATAATGCCATCTTTTTGGAATAAAGATGTTATCTTCTTTATCAAAGACTGTAACGTCATATCAAGTAATACTTCAAGCTGAAGTTCAACTATAAGTAGAGTAAGCCGTTCAGCTTGTAGGCTTCTCGTTATCAGTAAATATAGTAGTATTTCAATGTGTCCAAGCGAAAGGGTAAGTAGCTCAAGCTACATCATTATTTCTATCTCTAGTATAATCGTGTCAACCAACAGTTATACTCCATAAGTCTGGTTGTAATTCTTGGTTATAGTTATATCCCCAAAGTTGCATCTGAGTAGCTTCTTTTGGTAATGGTACTAAGTTAATATAATTATTAGTAATGAAACATATTTCTGGCTCTCACTGGTCTGGGAAATCGTTTACATCAATTTTATCTACAAAACGAATATCCAAATCTCTCCATTTACCATTTTTAAGTCTATACCATACTTTCTCTAGCTTTCAGATAGGGAAGTTATTATAAAACTCTCCATCATTATCGTCCATAGGGTATCAGTTATCTTTAGTAAATGGATAACTTGGCTGTCCAGCTTGAACATTAATTGTAAGATAATCAAATCAATGTCAACTATCAGAAGCTCTGATTTCTGCTCAGAAGTCTTCAATGATAAAGTTAAGGAAGTGATAAGCTTCTACTTCAGTAACTATATCAGTTGTACATCAAGTTTGTCTTCTTGCTAATGATATTATTTCACTTGGTTTCATTAAGGTTATATTAAATATAAAGCCATCCTCTTAAGGTTGCTGGCAACCAGAGGCTACCAGCTATTTAAGAGAATGAGGGGTTTACTAAGCAACCAATACATCAATACATCTCTTAGCACCTTCAGTGAACGTCTTAATTCCGTACAAAGTCCAGCAAAGATAGTTGTAACCAGTCTTTTTAGGCTCTTTGTTCTTCTGAACAGCAACGTCTTTCTGAATAACCATATCTGAACATCCGTATTGTCCAGCCCAACAGTGAGCAATTTCTCCACCTAGAGTAACTCCAGATTGAGCGTATGCTACGTGTCCAGCTGTAACGATAGTTACATCAGTTCCGTCATCGATAGCTTTAGCATTAACAGCTAATAATTTAGCTCTGTCAGCAGCGTCAAATTCAACGTAATCTCCAGCAGTAGCCATTACTCCGTTAATCATTCCTTTAAGAGCAGCAAGAGTTGGTTTACATTCTCCAGCAGCAGCAGGTGTAGCAGCGAAAGTAATAGTAACTCCGTTTACTGTCAAAGTGTCAGCAGCAGCAAGGCTTGAAACTGTAACTTCGTTAGAGTGAGCTACATTGTTAGATACGAAGATGTTGAAGTTACCCCAAGTTCCTAAGTATCCCATTCCTTTAAGAGTTCCTCTTAAAGCAGCATCTGCTTGTTGGAATCAGTTTACTAAGTTAGTTTGCTGGATGTTAGCTTTAACATCTGGAGTAATAACGAAGAACCAAGGTTTAGTATCTTCGATGTCGTTAGCATTCATTTTAGCCTCTGTAAGAGTGAATAATTTGAATGCGTTAGCAACAGATACTGTAACTGGGTTTCCAGGTGTTCCACCCATATCTCCGTCAGTCATAGTGTATTCAGCGTTCAATACTTCTTGTAAGAAAGCACCATCGATGTCTTTCTTCAAAGCGTAAGTCATACGGTCGATGTATTTGTTAGCAGCGTCGTATTTGTTCTGTTTAACATCGATTTCATCGATATATACAGTAGCTTCTTTTGACTTATTAACTACTAAGTATTCGTCAGTAGCTGATACGTCTTGTACAGTTACATCAACTCCTTTAGTGTAGTTATTAACTACTACATCAGAGTAATATGGTCTATGTACCATATCTCCATCTCTAAGGATAGCTTGTTCTTCCATTGAAGCTATCTCTCTTGCGATTAACTTTTTCTTCAAAAGTCTTTGAGTTCTCGCACTCCAGTATTCTGGACTAAAAGCATCTAA